ACCGACTCAGGCTTAAGGTCGCCTATGATCGGTGGTTCTGTCTCTGCCCCTATCTGTGAGGCAAAGTCGTTGAGATAATCATGCTCTGCAAAGAGATGCATGTATGTCTCCCTTATTATAGCCGATAATTCGTCCATGTCAACTGCTCGTGTGAGAACGCTGTCATGAATTAGTGCTATAGGTTTGTTGAATTTATCAATACTGAGATGCAGTAGACTCGCATCCAGACTGTGAATAAGGTTCGGAGCTGTAGCAGCACGGTGACGCTTGATATCTACCTCATCAGTATCATCAGTCGCAACTGATATCTGACAACGACCAAGTAGCTGTAAATTATATACCTCTACTTTCTTTTTCATGATGCGTTGATTCACTACGAACCCCGAAGGTGTGACCCATCTTAATTCAGTAGCTCCACGCTTAACAGCCTTAGCGACCTCTGTCTCTATCCATTTCATAACAGACATAGGTCCGGGCACTACTTGTTCCATAGCATCCCGAACCGCCTGTACGGTAACGGTAAGATCTTCCTTGTCGATCTCAATTCCTTTTTCTAATAGGGCATCACGAATATATGACCTATTACTGTAGGGTTTGGCGTTGTAGGGTATTGTCATTACTGTTCTCTTAACAGTTTTCCTGTCCATTACTTCTCGTATGTGGACTGGGCAACTAGGCTTAGCAATATCCGCTACAACTTTATATGCGTCTTGTGGTCTATCAGCGGGCAGTACATTGACGAGTTGTGCTGTCCTTTTATCTCTCGCTAAACCTGCAAGGATCTGAAGACCACTACATGTAGCATCTGTGGCTACAAATAGCCCTGTAGTCGTGCGTGTCTTTGTAATAACACAAGCATGATACTCCTCACATGCTGCCATAAATTGCCACGGCTCATCCGCTGCCTCCCAGTCACCTAGATTATCAATTGGATCTATAGCTACTCTGGTAATCAACGGAATGTTCTCATTCGTCCACGATAACCTCTCAGCCATCGTTGCTTTATCTAAACCATATGTAGTCGCTACTTGAAATGCCAACCATTTGTTACCCTGAGGTGTGATATACGCCTCCTCTGCTGTCCGTAATAATGATTTACCGAAGTCAGTATCTTGAGGTGTAAGAAATGCTGGTATTGGATAGGCTCTTCCTCTGTAATCGAAGCTCCAAGGTATAAAAAATCGTTCTCTATCCTTGAATCTATCAACCGCCTCCATTGTCATTCTAGTGCGGCAGCTCTTTTTAAATTCGGCTGCTCTCATATTCATTACTTCAGCAGCAGCACGACGATAGGCAAGCCTAGAGTCCTTGTTATCTGCTATATCAACGGGTTTAGGTGGTAGATCGTAATGAATTATCGGCAGAAACTTACCTACTGCAACTCCCTTCTCCTGCAAGGCTTTTGCGACCTTGACTGTGAAAGAATTGAGTGTATAAGGAACCTTTTGTATTTTATTTAAAAAAGCCAGTGGTGTTTCTCCCTGTATAGGGCAGTCATTGCCTCTCCGAACTAAGTCGTGACCATGCATTACCTCATTTAACATATACCCACCAGAAGATTCATTTGTCCAATCTTTAGGTGGTATTAACATAGGCCATGCTAAAGGTGCAAATAATTCTGCATTAGCCATCACTTCGTCTTTGATGTCCATAAACTCAGGGGTAGGGACAACAAACACACTAGTCTTACGACCTTGACGGATGCTTTGTTTCATGAACCATTGACTAGAGTCCATGATGCAGTCTAATAACCAAGCACCTAATTTGGTACGTACATTAGTACCCCACGTTGTCCATTGTTTAACCTCATAACGATTCATCAATGTTCTTATTACAACGATTTTCTGCTGTGTTCCTATTGATCTGTGCCAGTAATTCTTCTTTAATACATTTAGAAGTGCAGGTGCATGAGTTTCATAATGTGTCATCTGGCATTCATCTTCAATTGCATGACCAATAGACTCACATACTCTAATTGCTAGGTTGCATCCGTCCTTGTATCCAAATACTTTATCGAATGTAATCTTACATGCAATAGCAGCAGCAATAGGAGCATCCATGTCTTTTAGGTATGTATGTATCTCCTTGAATGCTACACCATTCTTACGTTCATGTATCCTTGAATTAGTATCAACTATCCGAGATACCAATCTTGGAAGTAAAGAGTGTATAGAAGATACCCCATAAATAGTAGCTGAACCATAGTTCTGTCCTTCTAGTTTAAGTGTTTGATCTTGTAATCTTTTTAGTCCTTGTTTAATTGCAGTACGTTCAAGCTGAATTTGCTCGTCTATCTGCTGTGGTGTGGGCAACATCGTAAAGCTCATCATTAATTTGGTCAATAAGTAAATCTCTTAGTTTACTATAATTAGGATGATCTCTGTTATCCTTGTATCGCATCTCTATGAGATCCAGTGCTTGTTTCTCATAGGAGTAAATGTCATCAATTGTTCTTGTCATTGTTAGTCCCATATCATATCCCAGTCATCTGGGTCGTCGGTATCATCATCTAAGAACTCACCCATATCTACATTTTTAAATGTATCTACTTCTAAGTCCTTATACTGATCGTGTTTCTTTAAAGGATAGAGCACTTGCACCGCATCGTCATTACATATAGTATATGTAGTTTTAGGGTTCTTGGTTTGCATAGCTGTTTCTAAGTATTTTCGTGCAGCCTTTGACTGTGAATATACTTTCTCAGTTATTTTACCATCTGTTTCCTCACGAATGATGCAATCTATTGAAGAAGGTAATGCCCAACCCATAACTTTCCAGTTAAAGAAGTCATTATAAGTCAGTGGTATAAAGAATTGATCTGGTGATTCTTTGTATGCCTTCCAGTTATTAGGAAAGTATTTGGGTTTTTTCATTTTATTCTTCAATTAGTTGTACGTCCTTTAGGTGTGTGTTATCTAGTCTAGCATGAGCTAGACCTAACCAAGCAGCTTCTTCATCATCTGTAGCATTTAAGACTATGCTATCCTGCTTGTCGAAATGAATTACATACTTGTTCATTTAATCCTCTTGATTAGTTGTTTCGTTCTCTTCCGTGCTTGACGGATCGCTTGAGGTTTTTTTCGTCCTCGCTCTTTTCGCTGGACGTCCCCTTTTGCGTGTTTCAGTATCATTGGGCTGTTCATCAATTAATTCTCCATATTCTGTATCTAATTGATTATACAGGGCTTGGTAGTCCTTTGTCAACTCCCCTTTTTCTACCTCTGCATAATTGTGTAGCCACGCCATAACAGCGTTCTTGATTAGCCACGGTCTAGTCTTCGCCATGAAATTCCTCCTGTAATACTTTTAATCTGTCTTTGTTTTGTGAGATAATATCTATCTGTGCTTGAATAGTTTCCATGATGTTAGGATGATCTCCAACACCAACAGGATTATTCAATAATACATAGACATTCATCTTAGCCATTGCTATTTTAGCGTGACAGTCCTTGATTAGGGCTGTAATCATATCATACTTCATCAGTACCTCTCAGGTATTTTGTTGTGATCTTCTGTAACACCTCCATGATGTTCAGTAGTAGTAGGTCTATCGTTAATCTCAGTAAAGTCAATAGACACAATTGGAAATGCGTCCTTGAGTTTATGAGCGAAAGCCCAAACTATATTCTTTACATCCATAGATGTACGCACCACGACTGTGAATTTGTATTGTTTCATTAATATGCAATGTAAGGTTGATCGCCGACATCTAACCACATGTAATCTATACATACAGCCTCTGCCATTTGTTCTACGTCTCTCGCTGCATCCGCAATGTCATAATCATCACGGATGCTAGTCTTTAATAGAAAGTATGCTGTCTTCATTATGTATAACTAGCAGCGTCCTTCTCTTCTGCATACTTCTCATCTGCTAATGCGTTCTTGAAGTATTCAACAAGTTCTTCATTCTCTAATACATACTCAAAGTATGTTTTAATGAATTCATTAATACAATCTTCATCAAGTCCTTCTAATTGTACACTATCTCCGTGTGATTCACTGATACCTAGTGTACTATGATGCTTGCAAAAGAATAAGTATGGGTCATTGAAATGATATTCAACTGTAGTCTCTGATTGTAATGTCATTGTTTTAATTGGGTGAATTTGACTGTGAAATAATTAGTTTACTTTGTATCTTCCGAATAGTTTTGTTAATGCTTCTGGATTAACTAGAACTTCATTAGGAATAGTATCCCAATCTAATTCTAATGCTACCCATTTAAGTAATAGTCCAAGCTGCTCATTCTCAGCCTTAGATATACCTACGACGCCAACTTTCTTTTTCTTTACTGGAGTCTTAGCAACCTTTGGAGTTGATAATACTTTGGCTCCTTTATTAAATAGAGCAACTGCTTCTGCAGGTGTGTTTGGAATGTTTGAATTAATTGTTTGCATTGTTTTGTCCGTGTAATAGTTTTAAATAATTTCTAGCTTTGATTGCGTCTTCCTTGCTATTATATTTAATAACAACTGGACGTGATGCACTCCTTGGCATTAATAAACCTCTGATACTTTAGTTACGAATCTCATTGGCTCACTAACTCTTAACCCTACAGCATCTTGTTTGAATGTGTCAATGTATGCTTTACATACGTCATTGACTTTAGCTGGATACTTTGTAGTAACTGTTACTAATTTAGTAGGCTCTTGTTCGCCCTTCCATGCGCCCTCGCAGTCCTGAACAGTATAACCTGCAAAAGACATACTTATAACGTCTCTGAAGGCCTCCCATGCGTCTTGTGAGATGCTTCCTTGTGGTGTGTTAAGACCAAAGTACATCTGGTAAGTTTGCTTCATGTTGGTTGTGCCTCGTTCATGTCTCTATTATAGTCGATCTTGCGTCCTTGTGCAGCGTTTGTCTGCAAACCCAGATATATCAGTTGAGTCCCGAGTTTAGACGTGCGTCCTTGACCTTGACTGTGAATAGACTGTGAAATTATTAGTAATAATAATAACATATGAATAATATTGGTGGATAATAATAACATTTTAAAATTTAAATTAATTAGTAATAATAATTACAAACAAAAAAAAATGGAGGCTAATTAGAATAGCACTCCGACTGTGAATACAAGTAATAATAAATATATTAAAACTTGTTTTTCTTCTTGTAAAGAATTAGCTGCGAATAATAACTCATTCTTATTATTCTTCAATGTGTATTTCATAAATAACTCTTTCTCCTACGATTCATAGTTGTAGGTAATTGTTTAATAGTTACAATCTTACCTTGTTGTTGCATTTGACTAATAGTCATTGCAAGTTGATAGTAATAGTTTTTAGTTTTCATTTAGAAATACCTCACCATTAAGTATGTTAATACAATTGGCATTGGAGCTAATAAGAAAATCATAGTAATCCCTCGTTAATTGTAATTACTTAGAGAATTAATCTCTAACGGTCTATAAGAGAATTGAACTCTTAACTATAGCGTGACAAGCTATTGTTTTACCATTAAACTAATAGACCCGACTGTGAAAGAATTAATAATCAATCACAATTCATATTTAATTTTAATTAGACCATCAGATAAATCAGGATGTAATAAGAATTCACATAACTCTTTATCTGTTAATCTATTTAA